ACTTTTACCCCTGCTGTAACTCGTTATCTTGTTTTGGGTGGAGTTAATAAAGATTTTTCTTCTACCTCAGCTTGGTCTGCAACATCTGGCGGAGCTACCGGAGCAACCTCGCCTCTTCCGCAAGATTCTGTTATAGCGAATGCGGCATCTGGTCTCGGCCAGTTAAATATTGATAGCCTGTATGTTGGAACCAGTTTTACAACGACTGGTTTTACCGGGACTATGATTTGCACATTAAACCCTAACGCCCCATTGTATGTTTTGGGGCAGCCGGTTGATGCTGCATCTTTTATTGCAAATTTAGGTGTTCTTTTAACGTATAGATTCAATTCAAATATAAATCTTGCGAATTCTTATTCGAACGGGATTTATATTGATGGCGGCTCAGCGACAGCATCTCTTTCCTCCAATACAACAGTATCTGGAGTAATACGCGTTCTTTCTGGCGGATTTAACACAAACTCCAACAATTTGTCTGCCAGCATTTTAAGTAGCGTAGGAACTGATGTTGGCGCATACCAAGACAATTCTATTGCCGCAAATACTTACTCTTTTGGGTCTTCGCTAATAACTTTGTTTGGTGTTTTCCCATTGCTTTTTTTGGTTCCCGATGTTGTAAATGCTGGGACATCTACAATAAATCTTACATCAACAGCGCCCACTGTCGGCTTCACCCTTAATAACAAAACTTTTTATAATTTTAAATTTACCCCGGGAGCTTCTCAAGTCAGATATAGCGGTTTGTCTGGGTCTCAATTTAATAACATCACTCTTGATCCTCATACTGCGTTGGTGCTGATTGACCTAACGCCCGGCACAACGACAACTGTTGCGTCAATGAATATTGCCTCAGCAAAAGGCGCAGGGGTTATTGTCGGCGTAAATTTAACTAGCAATTCCGCAATATCAACAAACGCAACTCTTGCAATTGGGTCAAATGTTGTTACTGATTTTGCTGCCTATGTTGGTATAACAAAATCTGGCGCATCATCTTTAATTGCGCGTGGGGCTGCTGATCTTGGAGCGAATGTTGGAATAACTTTCCAGCAGCATTCTGTTATTGCCTTCTCTGGCTCCGGCCCAGCATCCTTCACTGTTCCAAACAACTTTTCCGGCTCAAGCTATATGCTTGTTGTCGGCGCTGGTGGTGGGGCTGGGAAAAGAAGTTTGAACACAACATCTGCTGGCGGCGGCGGTAGTGGCGCGGTTGCGGTGGTAAGTAATTTAAATATTTCGGCAGGGCAAACTATTTATCTTAATAGCCCGGTCGGCGGCGCTGGGGCTACGTCTTCTGGGTCTGGCGGATCCCCTGCAAATGCTTGGATAAATATTGCTGCAAACATTCCGCCATCCCTTGTAACAGATGGCGCGTTTGCTGACTCCGGGAACGGGTCTACTAATGGATCAACCACTGGCGGGGCTGGTGGCTCATTCAGTAGCTCATTGGGCAATATCCGCGCAGGCGGCATTACTGGTGGCAGTGGGTCAACATCTGGGGGCGGGGGATCTTCTGCCGGTAGTCTTTTGTTCCGCGTTGGCAAGGCCGGTGGTTCTGGCAACGGCGGCGGCGCTGGCGGAGCTAGTCCGCAATTTTTGGGTGTAAACGGGGCTGGTTTAGGCGGCGGCACAGGCGCGGCATTTGGCGTAAGCCCCGGAGGAACTGGCGGCGCTGGCGGCTCGTTTCCTGTGGCTGGGGGCAATGGCGCTGCCGGGACTAGTGTTGGCGGTGGTGGCGGCGGCTCGTCATCAGCGTCTAATGTTAATAGCGCGATTGGCGGCAATGGCGCAAGCGGAAGCCAGTGGACATATAAATCTTTGAATGGCGTTGCTGGCTCTGGAACTATTGGGTATGGTGGCGCTGGCGGTGGTGGTGGTGGCACATCCAATCTTTCAAATCTAAACTCTAGCGGCGGTCGTGGTGGCAATGGATCGGTTGGCGCTGGTGGTGGCGGCGGAGGCCGAGGAACAACAAGTGGTGGCGTTACCGGAGATGGTGGCGATGGCGGCCCATCAATGGTTCTGTTCGTTTATGTAGAAAACAGGGGCGGCAATTTCGCGACAATCATAGGTTAATCATGGATCCACAATTCTTAATCAACATAGGGTTTACTTGCGCTGGATTTTTTGGCGGCTGGATATTGAACAACATCACCAAATCTGTCACTCGCCTCGAAGATAGAGTCGCTGATTTGCCGCACATATACGTCCAAAAGGAAGACTACCGCCGTGACATTGATGAAGTAAAAGGTATGTTGAAGCAAATATTCGACAAGCTTGATAACAAAGCAGATAAGTAGGGGGTTGAAATGTTTAAGGATAAAGATTTAAGTAAGGCAAGGTTAGACGTTTCTGCTGAGATGATGCGTCTTGAGGCCGCATCTACAGCAAAAGAGGTTGCTGGCAAAGCAATAGGCAAATGGGGGCTTTGGGCAATTACCATTATTGTGATTATTGGCGTTGTCGCCAGCATCATGCTTGAAGAGGGCAAGATTGCGGCGGTAATTGGCCTTGTGTCAGCCGCTTTGACTGCGCTAATTCAAATGATTAACGGCATTGCTGGAGCCACTCCTAAGCAAGAAAAACCAGAATTTGAAGTTATGAAGCAGCTTATCGAGCGGCTTGACAGAATGGCAGACCGAGACCCTATCAGTGTTTCCGTTGATGGCGACAAGGTTGTTGTGAAGAAGGGCGAAGAACAATTTACAAGCTCAAGGGGGTAACATGGTTCCAATCGTTGCAACGCTGCTTTCAACATTAGCAGAAAATGGTCTTGGCCTTTTGTCGAGCGCATTACAGGCAAAAGGAAAGCAAGTTGTAGAAAACGCTCTGGGCGTAAAAATTTCTGACAACCCGACACCAGAGGAGGTGGAGAAGCTTCGTCAGCTTCAGTATGACCACGAAGAGCGCCTTCTTGAGCTTGGGATTGAAAAAGCCAAGATAGAGCTTGAAGAACTCAAGTCGCTGCTTCAGGCTCAGGCAAACCAAGAGGATAACGTCTCTGAGCGTTGGAAGGCTGACATGGCCTCCGACTCTTGGTTATCAAAAAACGTGCGCCCCGGAACCTTGGTGTATCTCCTGACCGCCTATCTTATGTTTGCCCTTCTGGATGGCGCTGGCTACAAGATCAGCGAGGCTTATGTCTCCCTGCTTGGGCAATGGGGAATGCTGGTCATGACCGCCTACTTTGGCGGCAGGACGGTCGAAAAGGTTATGGAGCTTCGTAATAAGGGGGGTGACAAATGAGCCTTGTAAATGAACAGGCAGCGTTTCTTCTGGATGCTTGCAAGCTGATTCAGTATGCCAGCGACCTTGGATTTGTCGTTACCGGCGGGGAGCTTGCGAGAACCCCAGAGCAGCAAGCCTTGCACTTCAAAGCGGGCCGATCCAAGACCATGAACTCGATCCACCTGAAGCGATGCGCGATTGACTTGAATTTCTTCAAGGATGGGAAGATCATCTGGAGCAAGGAAATACTAGCTCCTTTGGGCAAATACTGGGAAAGCCTGCACCCAAAGAACCGTTGGGGCGGAAATTTTCGATCTTTGGTGGACTGCCCTCATTTTGAGAGGAATGTGTAATGCCACAGGCAATGACATTTAATGGGCTGAAGGTTGATGTCCGAAACTATTTGGAGCGCGGAGCATCTGCTGCTACAGACCCGATTGTCTATGAGCAAATCCCAAAGCTGATCAATTTAGCTGAGCGTCGTATTGCCCGCGATCTGAAGATACAAGGATTCCAGACCGTGGTGACAACTGCTATGCAAACGGGTGTCTGTGTGATGCCAAAGCCTGATCGTTGGCGCGAGACGATTTCTATCAACATCGGAACTGGTGCGCTAAACAATACCCGCAAAACCCTTTTCACCCGGAGTTATGAGTATTGCAGGGCATACTGGCCTGACCAGTCTCAGGTGGGTGAGCCTACTTTTTATGCTGATTACGACTATCAGCACTGGCTATTTGCTGAAACCCCAGATCAGGACTACCCGATTGAGATTGTTTACTACGAGTTGCCGCCACTTCTGGATGATGAGCAGCAGCAAAACTGGCTGACGAACTTTGCGCCAAACGTCTTGCTGTACGGCACTCTTTTGGAAGCCACACCATTCCTAAAAAATGACGAGCGAATCCCAGTATGGCAGGGCTTTTACGATATGTCTGTCGCTTCTTTGAATCAGGAAGACATGAAGAAGATTCTTGACAGGTCTACCACTAGGCAAGAGGCGTAATTATGACTGTATTTACCAACATTTTTGGCGGTGACAATATCGCCCCATCAAGCGTTTCGTATGCGTCGGTAACCCTGACTAGCGCAGTAACGCAGTTTTACTGGCCTGTTGAAACTTCTGCAAATAATGATCTGATCGCAACCATTATGGATGTGACCAGCAACGCTGCTGGCTACGTTATCAGGCTGGGATCAGCGGCTGAGGTATCAAACGGTCAAACGATACTGTTCAACAACCCCGGATCCAACTCATTCATCGTTCAAAATTTTAATGGAGTGCAAATTGCGAACGTAGCGCCCGGTACGACTTGGCAGATCTACCTGACCAACAACACGACCACGGGTGGCACTTGGCGCACATTCCAGTATGGCGCATCGATTGCTTCTGTGAATGCATCTGCGCTTGCTGGTACGGGCATTGTCGCTCTTGGATCGCTGCTGTCCCAGTCTATGCCGGTGTTGTCATATGCGGCAAATCATACTCTGACGGTTCCTGACCGGGCTTACACCTTCCTATGGACTGGTGGAGTTGGCACATTTACCCTGCCGCTCGCATCGCTTGCTGGCAACAATTGGTTTGTGCAATTCAAGAATGCTGGCTCTGGTGTCGTGACAGTACAGACCGTTGGCTCGAACACGATTGATGATGGCGCAAACATTTATTTGCAGCCACTAGAGTCTTGCATCGTACTTACCGATGGCATCAATTATTACTCCCTCGGCCTTGGGCAGTCGGCATCTTTTGCCTTTGATTACACCACGATTGATGTGGCTGGTAATGGCATATACACGCTTTCTGGTGCTGAACTTAATCGTGTTGCGTATGAATTTACTGGCATATTGACTGGCAATAGGACTGTCATTGTCCCAAACACCATTCAGCAGTATTGGGTGACCAACTCCACCACCGGAGCTTTTACCCTAACAATTAAGACCGCGACAACGCCGGGCGTAATCATTACGCAAACCGCATCAACCATTCTGTACTGTAACGGAAATCAGGTCGTCTCGGCGGAAACTGGTGGTATCAGTTTGCCTTTGCCAATTTCTCTTGGTGGTACTGGAGCCACAACTGCTGGGCAGGCAATTATCAACCTCGGATTGGATCCGATTGATGGAGGCACGTTCTAATGGCGGCTTCACCAGTAATTATTGCGTCCAAGCCCGGCATCAAGCGGGACGGGACAAAGTTCGAGGGAGATTTTTACGTTGACGGACAGTGGGTTCGTTTTCAACGTGGACTCCCTCGCAAAATTGCTGGGTACAAGGCAATCAGCAATTACTTGTCTGAGATTAGTCGTGGGATGAAGACGTATACGGAGAACGGGTTCACATTCGTCCACTCCGGCAGTTCAGAATACTTGGAAAGATTTACGCTTGACCAAAACGGGAACGCTAGTGCTGTGACTGACAGGACTCCTGTCACCATAAATATCAGCAACGAAAATGCGTGGCAGTTTGATGTGCTGTATGACTCAATCAACCTTATCCCGTCAAACAAGATTATTGCCCAAGTCGCGGAAAACTTGGGGTCGCTTTACAACTCAATTGGCGGCCAGCTTTTTGTTGGCGACCTGCGGGCTACTGACCGACTGGTAGAGGTTCCTGTCCCCCCGGGGGTGTCGGCAAGCGGAGGGGTTTGCGTCTTGCACCCTTACCTGACGGTTTTTGGAACTGATGGCTCAATTGGCTGGTCTGCCCCCGGCGACCCCACCAATTTGACTGGCCCCGGCTCCGGGAATGCCCGCGTAGCCGCTCAAAAGATCGTCCGAGGACTTCCGCTTCGAGGCGGCCCCGGGAACGCCCCAGCGGGCCTGTATTGGTCAACCGATGCGGTTGTCAGGGCTTCTTTTGTCGGCGGTCAGCAGACCTTCCAGTTTGACACCATTAGCTCGCAAAGCTCGATTTTGTCGCCCAACTCGGTTATCGAGTACGACGGTATCTATCTCTGGTGCGGGGTAGACCGCTTTCTGATGTTCAATGGCGTGGTCAGGGACATCCCGAACGACCTGAACATCAATTACTTTTTCGATGGCTTGAACCGGGCTGCCTCGCAAAAGGTGTTTGCATTCAAAGTGCCTCGCTTTGGCGAGATCTGGTGGTGCTACCCAAGAGGCGATGCCACGGAATGCACTCACGCAATCATCTACAACATCCGGGAACAGACTTGGTACGACACCCAGTTGCCGAATGATGGCCGCTCAGCGGGCGAGTTTGCCACCCAATTTGCCACCCCATTGCTGACCGGGGTGAAATTCAACGAAAACAAGGCTGCGCCAGTCATCCGTGAGACCGAGGCTGGCGACATCCGGGTCACCGAAACCGGCGACATCCGAATACTTTATACGAATGACAACTACAAGTTCTGGCAGCATGAAACTGGGGTAAACGAGGTTGACATCAACAACCTAAACGCCATCCAGAGCTACTTTGAGACCGCCGACATCAGTGATTTGGTCATGCAGGGCAAGAATAAGTCACTCCGGTGCGAGCTTTTGGAGCCTGATTTTGTCCAGTCTGAGAATATGACCGTCCAAATCGTCGGTCGATCGAACGCCCGGGCGAAAGATATTGCCGGGGAAGTGAAGACCATTGTCCCGAACCCATCAACCCCGTTTGAGCAGGTGGTCTTCTTTAAGGAGATTAGGCGGGAGATGCGGTTCCGGTTCGAGTCCAACATCATCAACGGGGACTACCAGATGGGGCAGGTCATCGCCCATATTGAAGAGGCTGACGGAACCGTCCTTGGGGCGACAAATTGATAACTTTACCCGTTATAATCGGCTTGCAAGACTGGGCAGATCAGATCGTACTCGACCTTGATGAATACGGCCCAATCCCAAGGCTGATGGACGAGAATAAGTGGCAGGAGTGGGCTGTCGCTTTTTGCGTTATCTCGGGTATCAGTCAGAAAAATCCTCCGAACCCACTTCAATTCTCAGACTGGCGTGAATGGGCTAGTCGATTTGCACAGGTGATGTCATGAACGAACAAGAGTTCCTGAAGCTGCTGAACGCGGTAGCTAGAGTTGCAAAGCCTTTTAATGATGATTATGTAGACGCAACATCGATGTCTGATGACTTTGCTAGTTGCGGGCTTGATAGCTTGGATATGCTGCTGACCGGCGTTTATATGTGCGATGTATTTGGCATCGACGAGGAGGTTGGCAAAACATTGCAACCGAAAAATGTCCAAGAGTTGTATGACTTTTTAATGTTGCACCAAAAGAAGATTCCGGTGTCTGCTGATGAGGCTCTGAAGGAAATCCAATGAAGATTTTCCTTACTGATTACAGAACCGCATCAACAGACAAGACAGAGTTGTTTGATGATGTGCTTTATCCGCAGGAGGTCAATTGGTTCCCAGACACCTACAAGAATGTGAAGACGGGATTGGTATATCCACCTCACAAGCTTGCGGACAAGGTTCTGGACAAGCCTCTGATGGATTCATTGAAGCAAACCAAGGCGGGTCAGACCGCCTTTATTTTAGCGTCAGGCAACGCACACTTTGCGGGGATCAACCCAAGATCGGCCAAGGAGTCGCGCCTAAGCTACCAGTACAAGTTTCTGCCGTTGAGTCTGACACAGGTGTATGCCGGTCGAGTCGCCCAAGCTTGTGGCGCAAACGACTACATAGCGACGGACGCAACGGCTTGCGTATCAAGCCTGAAGGTAATGATGGATGTTCAGACTCTGATTAAGGTTTACGGGTATGCCCGTGTTGTCGTCCTTGGTGTTGAGGACGCGGTGAGTCATTCCGTCCTTGATTTTTTTGGCGAGTCTGGAGCCTGCCTTACCGAAGATCAAAAGCAAAAGAATGGTGTTGTGCCAAGCGCATTTGATGATGTGAATTATGGCTTCCATGTTGGCCAAGGCGCTGTGCTTGCAGTGTTTGAATCAGAAAATAACTTGGTTCGCACTCCAGTTGCCGAGCTTGTCGGCGCATGGACTGCTAGTGAGGAGATCAACAACGCAATCGGTCAGCGCGAGGATGGCCAAGGCTATCTGCGAGCTATCGATGGAGTTTTGCACTTTTCCGGGGTCAAGGCAGATGAGGTCAAGGTTATCAAGACACACGGTACGGGGACGAAATCGAATAATGCGTCTGAGGGGTCAGCGATACTATCGCGATTTACTGATTTCGTTGCTACGTCATTCAAACAAAAAATCGGTCATACGATGGGCGCAAGTGGCCTTCTTGAAACAACCCTTATGGTCGAAGCTTGTAAAAATAATCAGGTTCCCTGCATAGCCAACAGGACTACGCATGATGAGCGTTTTTTATCTCAACCGACTGATTTTCCCGATGGATTGTGCCTGAGTCTCGCTGCTGGCATGGGGAATGTGTACTCAGCCGCAATTTTTGATATGAGGGTTTAATTATGATCGTTGATAGCAAACAACAGATGTTGCAGGTGGATCAGCTATTGCAAGCCGCCGCCGAAAATACTCAAAGCGAGTACCCAGTTGAAATGGTTTTTGCAGCGTTCACCAAAGAAGCGCAAATGCCAAACTCAAAGTTCCTACGGTACGGTAATACGATTTTTATCATTCATGGCGACCTTACAAGAGCCGGTGTTGGTTCTTTCCGCGCCCTGAATGCTGATACCGCTCAAAACTTTTTGCAAGCAAGCTACCAGTTTGTTATTGACGCATACAAGGCTGGCTACTATATGTTGGTCACTAAGTTTCGCGATCAAAACCTAATTAATATTTTTAAGATCATTCAGCGTAGCCCGCCGAATCCCGGCATGGGGTTTGATGTCAAAACTGGCGTGGATGGCCAATACGTTGTTCGTCTGATGGTTGGTGACCCCAACCAGATTGAACTTGCCAAGCCGATTGGCGAAGAAAACATGGATCTCACGATGTCTTCTGTTCGTGAAGCCAATACAGATCAGGCTATGGCAGCCATGCAGTCAGGCCAACTTGGTGAGGAAGAGGCATCACTTGGGGCTAACCTTGATATGGAAGCACCGCCGCAAATGTCACAAAGAGCGCCGCAAATGACTGGCGCATTGCAAGGCTTGAGAAAGCCATCTCCAATGGAAGGTGAGGTCTAATATGAGCGCAGTCGTTGATTTGGTTGAAGATATTGTTGATGGGATTGATAAATATATCATCCAGCCAATTAAAGAAGATCCGCTGTCGTTTATTGCTACTGCTGCTGCGGGTGCATTTTTAGGCCCAGCCGCTGCTGGGTTTTTTGGAACATCTGCTGCTGCTGGCGTTGGTATTGCGTCTGGTCTTGCAAATACTGCCGCTGGGCTTGTTCAGGGCGAAGACTTTGATGATGCTATCAAGGGCGGCGCTTTGGCTGGTCTAGGTGCTTATGGCGCTGCCTCATTGTCTGGCGTCGGAAATCCGCCGCCAAGTTCGTCTGCGGCTGCTTTGCAAAAAGGCATAGCCTCTACCGCTGATGATTTTGGTTCTGCTGCGGCCCAATCAACTGATGATATTTTTACTCAGGTCGCAAAAGAATCTGCTGATGATTATCTAAACCCCGGGTCAAGTTCTTACTTCAAGCCAACAACTGGCGGCACTCCCTATGGCTCAAATGCTGGAATGAGTTCACTAGATGATGCGCTCAACGTTGCTGATGACGCGCTTGACCCTGATGCCGCTCTTGCACTTAAAAAATTTAATGCTAAGCCAGATGTAAGTGGTGCGGCAGGACAAGCTGCGCCTCCACCTTCTCCCCCACCGGGATACATGGCAAAACCCGTAGATGCAGGCCAAGGTGTTTACTCTGGATCTAATGCTGGCGCTAATGCTGGCTCTAACTTTATTGATGATGCGGCAGCAGCGGCAAATCCTTTCGACGACCCCTTGTATTACGAAAAATTGGCAGCGCAAGAAGCCGCAAAGCCAAAAAGCTGGATTGAGACTCAAGCAGATGTCCTGAATTCTCCAGTTGGTACACAAGGTACTGGCTATAACCCCACCGCTCCTACCCCGCCTACCGCATGGGATAAGGCTGTTGGATATGGCAAAGATGCTTACAACTGGGCTGTAGGTAACCCCCAATATTCAGTCCCCCTCGCTTTAACCGGCTTATCTCTGCTGGGCGGCAAGGATGGCCCGCCAGATGGTGGTGGTGGTGGCAATCAAGATCAAATTGGCGATTCAAGGTTTTACCAGCCGTTGCCAATGCTTAATATGCGCCGCCAGCAAATGGATTATGGCGACGATATTTATAGTTACGGCACAACTGGCGGTGAGGCGCAATTTTTTACGCCTACCGTTTATGAGCCGATGAAATACGCATCCGGTGGATCGGTGATGCCAGAAGACAGCGGCTACAGCTACTACACCTACGGGGACATCCCGAGAACCATGCGTCGATTTGCCAAAGGCGGCCTTGGTAGCCTGTCTAAGTCAGAGGGCTTTGATGGCCGGTCTGATGACATCCCGGCGGTTTTATCTGATGGTGAATTTGTGTTTGATGCAGAGACTGTTGCGCTGCTTGGTAACGGATCCAGTAAGGCCGGAGCCAATCGTCTTGAGGAAATGCGTCAAGCTGTTCGCAAGCAAAAAGGTGGCGCTTTGTCACGCGGGAATTTTTCCCCGGACGCAAAATCTCCGCTGGCTTATCTGAAGTCCTCAAAGAGAGGTAGGGGGTAAAAATGGCAGATATAGGTAACTTTCTCTTTGGCGGAACCGCGCCAGAGTCTGTAACAAAATACGGAAAATCCGCGACTGATACGCCTGCTTGGTATAGCGACTATACGCAAGGTCTGATTGCCAAGGCAAACGCGATTGCGGCAGAGCCTTACCAGCGGTATGGCCAACCTCGTCTTGCCTCTGCTACGCCATTCCAGAAGTATGCTTATGAGCAGACCCCTGATGTGGCAATGAGCTACAAGCCTGCTTTAGATCAGGCTATGGGGATGACGCAGCAATCTGGTCAGGCAAGCGCGTTATCGCAAGCGTCTCCTTACATTCAGGCAGCGTCCGCTCGCACTCCCGATATGATCGGTTCGTATATGAACCCGTACACATCGAGCGTTGTTGATCGTATCGGTGATCTATCTCAGCGGCAGCTTTCAGAAAACATTATTCCGACCATCCAAAGCCAGTTTATCGGTGGTGGGTCGTTTGGTGGCAGCCGAAGCGGCGAGGCTCTTGGGCGTTCTATGCGAGACCTGCAAGAGTCCACATTGGCTCAGCAGGCCCAAACGCTTGAGCGCGGATACACGCAGGCAGGACAGCAGGCTGCTGCTGATCAGGCCCGCATGGCTCAGCTTGGCCAGCTTACTGGTGCTATTTCGACTCAGGATCTGTCGCGTCAATTGCAGGCCGGTGAACAGCTTGCCAGACAGGGCGCTCTTCAGCAGAGTCTTGGGCTTACTGGGCTTGGTGCAATTGAGGGCGTTGGCCAGCAAATGCAAAACCAGCAGCAGCGAAGCCTTGATCTTGCTTATCAGGATTTCCTTGGCCAGCGCGACTATGACCGAGAGCAAATTGCATTCTTGAATAACGCGATTCGTGGTTTGCAGATTCCGACGCGCAGCTATACGGAAACAGTCGGCCCTGCTGATACCTATGTTCCGGGCGCTTTGTCTCAAGCTGCTCAGCTTGGTGCTACCGTTTACGGGCTTGGCAAACTTAAATAAGGACGGGAAAAATGGCTGACCCATATGAAATCCCAGAAGATGTTGATGATGAATACGAAGACCAAGAGACGGTAGATGTTCAGGCTCCCACCGTCCGAGAGCCTGCGCCCGCCCCCGGTTACACATCACCAGCAGCGAAGAAGAACGCTTTGCTGGCGGCAAACAACTATGTTTCCGCGCTGGAGAAGTCGCAGAAAACAAATGCAGAGATCATGCAGGATGCTCAGCGCGTTCTCCTGCAACGTGCCAACGAGCCTATGGACGCTGGCGCATGGTTTCGTGTTGCTGCCGCATTTGGTAAACCAACTCGCACCGGATCTTTTGGCGAGACACTTGGCAACGTAAATGAGGTTCTTGGCTCTGAGGCTGATAAGAAGCTAAAAGCAAAGCGCGACCTCGAAGAGATGCAGATGAAGTACAAGATGCAGCTTGGCGCTCAGGAATCTGATATTGCCAAAGCTCGCATGGATGCGTATGTCCGCACTGCTGGCATCAAAGAGCCTGCCCCATCAAGAATTCGCCAGATGCAAATAGAGGCCGCTGGCTTGCCAGAAGGAAGCCCTGAGCGTTTGCAGATTGAGAAGCAAATTGAGCGCATGAATGCGCCAAAAGCCGCTGCCACTGATGCGACCGGAACCGCCTCAACAAAAAGATATGCTCTTGGCGTGGTGCAAAAGCACCGGAAAGACCCAAGCTCTGTTTCCCCAGATGAGCTTAAAGACGCTCGCATCATTCTTGGCTTGGAAAAACCTGATGGTGGCAAGCCCGGAACTGGATTTAACTTAAAGCAAAGAGCTTATCAAACGATTGAAGATCATAAGGCCAACCCACAATCAGTTTCCCCGGAGGAATTGAAAGACGCTCGCGCAATTCTTGGTCTCGATAAAGACGATGGGAAAGCCAAAGCACCAAACCTTCGGTCTGAAGGAAAAATTTACACCGACAAGCATCTTGCTCGTGCCGCGCAGGAAAAGTTTGGCAGCGCCGCCGTACCTGAGAATGAGGCGGATAGAAAAACGGTGGAGGCTTTGGCCGCTCAATATCGTATAGACGAAAAAAATGCTCGCCTTCAAGAGAAGCGCGAAGGTCGTCCGCCGCCAAAGCCACCAAAAGAAAAGCAAAGGCCAATTGCCGTAGAGGACATTCCAGTTGTTGCTCAGCAGCTTGGCGTACCGGCTAATACTCGCCCGTGGGTCGGTTTTAGCGATAAAACTGTTGAAACCAATTTAGCTAATGAAACCAAAAATGCTCAGAAGGTTTTAAGCAAATTTGAGTCAGCAAACTCAAATACTTTGGCTACAGATGCTGAAGTAAAAAGATTCTTGGCGCTTAATAAGAAGAACTCTACTGGGCCTTCTTACGCCTATCGTCCCGGCATAACTCTGGGGACTCCCTATCAATCAATGGGATCTATCTCCGCAAAATTGGCCCCAGAAAACAGGAAAGAGGGTACTGGCTCCACATCTGATTATGACGCAAAGCAGTTTTCAAAAATGACCCTTTCGATTGAAAAGGGTTATGAGTCAAATAGAGATACTGGCCGTATGTTGCTTGCATACAACCAAGCATTGCGTGATAAGGCAAGATTTTATTCGGATTATTTTCAGGCAAACCGCCATCTTCAAGGTGCTGATGCGGAGTGGAATCGTTATTCACAAGCCAATCCTGTTTTTGACCCAAGATCGCCGGATGTACCGAAACTAAATCCGAACAGAAAGACCTACAAGCAGTTCTTCTATCCTGCTGAGCAACGCGCTCAAGGTGGGATGGTTGGCTATGCAAACGGCGGCATCGTGGGCATGGTCAACAAATATCAAGGCTATGGAGATCTGGCCTCACTTCGCCAGAAATACGCTCATGGCGGTGCGGTGAGGATGCAGGAAGGCGGCGACCCGGAGGAGGCTCCTGTCGAGTCTGTGGTGCGCCTGAGAGCGACTCCACCTGCTTCTGATACGGTAAACCGCGCCCGCGCCATTTTTGGCCAAGGGCTAGGAATGTCATTCGGCGATGAGGCCGAGGCTTTGTACCGCTCGCTTGGTCAAAGCAACAGAAGCTATGACCAGATCCTGAATGATGTTCGAGCCGATTATCGCCGCTGGTCTGAAGAGAACCCCGGGCAAGCATTGTTTGGTGAATTGTCCGGTGGGGTCGCACCATCTGTCGCGGCTATGTTTGTCCCCGGCGGCCAGCAGGTAACCGCAGCAAATACAGCAAGGATGGCACGACTTGCCCCCGCGCTGACCAGAACACCTGTGCGACGCGCCATGACCGCAGGCGCTACCTCTGGCGCTATCTCCGGCTTTGGCGCTGGCGAAGAGGGTTTGGGTAGCCGCTTCCTCGAATCTGGCAAGGGCGCACTGCTTGGCGGCTCGCTCGGCCCAATCGTCGGCAAGGGCGGTGAGTTGCTGTACGAGGGTGGCAAGGGGATCTACAAGCGCCTACTGAAGCCCGGCACTAATCGAATTGAAGAGGCCGCGCTGGACAAGGTTCTCAAGAAGATGGCTCAAGACGGGCTGACCCCGCAGCAGGCCATCCGTCAGGTTGCGCTTGAGCGTGGCTATATGCCCGACATCAAGCCTACGGGAACCCGTCCACGCACCCAACTGCGCGATGTGTCTCCCGGCCTGACTGACTTGGCTGAGACCGTGGCAAACCGCCCCGGCGCTGGCCGCACCAGAATGGTCGAGGATGTCCTGAAGACTGGCCGCAAGACCAAGGGCAACGTCATGCAGGTGGTCGAGGAGCGCGTCGGCAAGGGCAAGACCATGTTCGACACCGAGACAGCCTTGACAGACAATCTGCGCGGCAATGCCGACACCCTGTACCAGAACGCCTACAAGTACGGAACAGTGGACGACCCACGCATCCTGTCGATGCTTGATCAGCCGCAGTTCAAACAAGCGTACCAGCAGGTTCTGGAGACCAACAAGATCCGCAAGGCGAACGCGGCTGCGAAGGGCGAAGACCCGTCCAAGTTTGACATGAAGGAGATCTACAAGATCACTGAGACCCAGCCGGGTATCTATCAGATGGATCTGGTTGCCGCTCCCGATGTGAAGACGCTGGATCAAATGAAGCGTGGTCTGGATTACATCATCCGGTCTGGCCGCCGCAGCGAAAATGCTGCCGCTCAGGACGCATCCTATGCCCTGAACGAGTACAAAAACACCTTCTTGAACGTGCTGGATGAAGTTGTCCCTGACTACAAGATTGCTCGCCAGCAATACAAGGGCGACCTTGAGGTTCTGGATGCGCTCGATTTTGGCCGCAACCAGTTCGGGAAGATGGCCCCAGACCGGGCTGCCGATTATGTCTCGAAGCTGACCCCGGCTGAAAAGGATGCCCTGCGTATTGGCTATGCCCAGCAGTTCATCGACAAGATTGGCAACTCGAAAAACGCAATAAATGCAGCGGAAGAGGTGCTGGGTGCTGAGAACAATGTGGGGCGTTTGCAGACTCTGTTCGACACGCCGCAGGAATTTGAAGTGTTCAAGGGCATATTGAGGGCCGAGTCACGCAACGTGAAGTCCGGCCAGCAGATTGCTCAAGGATCAGCCACGGGCCGCCGAAAAGAGCTTCAAAAGGAGTTTGAGGGCGACAATGTGGCCTCGACTATGCTGGATCTTGCTGCCAGTGGCCCGAAAGAGTTTTTCTTCAGGATCATGAGGAAAGCGCCAGATTTATTCAAGAATGAGGAGGTAGCCGCAAGCGTCGCCAAGATCCTCAACACTGGTAAGCCAGCAGAGTTGAATGCCCTGCTTCGCCAGCTTGAGCAGCGGGCGGAAAAGTTTGCCGCTGAGCAGGCTCGCCTCCAAAATGTCGGCATGGCAGGCACAAAGGGAACCGCGCGAATGGTTGGCACAAGCCCCATCGGCGCTGCCGCAGAGGAAGAGGAAATGAACATTCCATCCTCGGTTGAAGGCGAGAATGCCGGTGTGATTGTCCCTGATGACTATCGCCCGTCAGCGCCTGAAGCCGAAGAGCCTGAGCCAGATGTGATCATTCAGGAGGCTCCAGAACCGGAAGAAGAGCCGCAGGAGTATCGTCGCGGCGGCGGAGCCAATAGAATGCCGTATGGCAACCCGCGCCAGCAGCTTCTGGCCAAGTATGGCGCTCCACCGAGGCCGAATATGCCCACAGATTATCGTGGCGGCGGGATGGTGAGCCACAAAGCTTTGGGCGGCGTGATCCGAAAAATGCACAAATAATTTGAGGTAAAAATGGCTGAGTTGTCAGATCTGAAGAAAAAATACGGGACTGGCAATCTCACGCCAGAGCAGATGATGTACATGGAGAGCCTTCGACCGCAGTCTGGGTCGGAGGTTGCTCAACGCATCATCCGTGAAAGCTCCCCCGAATTAAAGCCCGCCCCGGGTAACTTCTTTCAACGGGCAGCGACCGGCGCAGGCCAAGCCGCTGATCTGGTCAACAAGTACCTGCCCAAAGCATTGGTTGTGCCTGACAAGTACGTTCAGCCATCCAAGCTGACCCAGACCGTCCGCGAGACGCAAGTCCCAACCAGCTTCAAGTTCTTCCCAAGCGTTGATACAGCGACTGGAGAGATGCAGCCTGCTGGCTTTGGTGAAGGCCGGATGCCTGCCGGGAAGATCCTCGACGCAATCAAGCCCGCTGATCTGATTGGTCTGACTGGCGCACAAAAGACCTATTCCGCGTTGGGCTACGGTCAGAGACCTGAGCCGCTCGATGTGCTGGATACGTTCGGCCTCGGCGCTGGTATGACTCAGCTTGGCAAGGCAGGCTTTAGGGGTGCTTCAAGCGTGGCTCGTGCTGGCGCTCCTTACGTTGCTGAAGGGTTGACTGAACTGTCGTCTAAATATGGCGTTGACCCGAGGATGTATGTTGTCAAACCAAAAGGTGGTAACTGGCTGACTGGCGCTATTGACGATCAAACCGGAAAGTTGAAAACAGTTATCGCGGGTCATACCGCCGAGGACAGAATTGCATTGCATGAAAGATTGTTGGCAGATCCAGAGCTTAATCAAGATCAACTTGACCGCGTTCAATATCAATTGGGTTTAACCAAAAGAGATGCGGCAGTTGATAAGTGGATTGATAAAAAGCTTGTCAATTACATTAAAAATGAAATGGCTACGCCAGAAGATTCAATTCGTTTGGGTATTGAGAAACGCGCTGCTGCGGCGGAAGAGTTAAAAGCCACTAATCAATCCAGAATAGACAAGATGGTTTCCGACATCGAACGGGCGAAAGCTGCCGGGAAAGATACCACTTTGTCTGAAAATGATCTTGCCGCTGCTAGAGAAAAGTTTGCCGATGAAGAGTACATCGCATCACAAGGGCTGCATCACGACATCATCCCAGAAGAAGGTTGGAATGAAGCAAATATATGGGAGCCAGAATATTTAAGTTACGCAAGAAAAAAGGCTGGTTTCCCGGAAGAGGGAATGGCAACCCACCCAGCATCCAAGGATTGGGAAATTAAATCTGATTCTGAAATTACAGATTTTAAAGCTGGGGATTTGCAAAGTCCTCATTTGGCTGATACGCCATTGCTTGAAGAAAATCCTTGGATAAATAAAGTTGATCCAAATACAAGAATTAACCGTTTGGATCAGGGAGCGATTGATTCGGCAGGATTTACTCACATGATTGATGAGTTAAAGAATGCGGTTGACCCCGAATCTGCTTTGCCCCCTAATTTAAAAATTTCCACCAAAGATCTTGAGAAGATGACGGTAGATGATGTGTCTGCGCTCGTTGGAAAGATTAACGCATGGCGCAATGTGCAGAAGACAAAATCTGATCTTCAAATAGCAAATAATCCCGCAATGCACACCTTCAAAGAGTACCCGCCAGAGAGCAATCCAAAGGGCGTGTCTTGGCGGCAAATTAAGCGCCCCGAAGGTTACTCAAACGAAGAAGCAGAAAAGTTTGTTAGGGAAGCGACTAAATACGAAGGCGACATTATGCGTCACTGCGTTGGTGGCGCTGGTCATTGTGAGCCTTTACTGCGTGGCGATGTGGAGATCTATACTTTGCGTGACGCTAAAGGTGAGCCTCATGTAACGATTGAAGTTGAGCCGGGGAAATGGGACTGGGCATTTATTAAAGAGGATGGCGGGAATCCGCTTGAAGTTATAGAAGAAGCTGAAATGCGTATGGGAATAACCCCAGAAAATAGATCGGAAGTTGTAAAAAATTGGGGCAGCGAAGAAAGATACCAAAAACAAAAAGAGCTTAATGATCTTGTGGATGAAATTTACAAAGAAAAAACTGGTAAAACGCCACCATCAAGAATTTTAGAAATCAAGGGCAAGAACAATCAAAAGCCAAAAGACGAATACATTCCATTTGTGCAGGATTTTGTTAAGTCTCAAAATTGGGCTGACGTTGGCGACATTCAAAACACAGGTTTGTTTAGAGTAACTGAAGGACAGAAGCTTCCCGGGTTTTCTCAAGAGATTCCACCGGGATATTACACATTAGACGAATTTCAAAGAATGGCTGTTGAGAATGAAATGCCAGAAGAAATTCTTGATAGCTGGATGTCAAAGTTAAAAGAACAAAGCCGCAGAGGGTATGCAGAAGGTGGCGAAGTTGAAATGGCTGAAGGCGGTTCTGTGTACGATGTTTTGGACATGGTTGATGCCCATTTCTCTAATCAATTGCGTAAATACAAGTCTGGTGGCGTTGTCCACATGGAAGAGGGTGGTGTACCTGAAACAAAACAAGAATTCCGCGCTGTAGAGCCATCGCCAATTATGGGCAGTATTTCCGTTGGGCTTGGCAAGGCCAGCAATTTCCTCAAAAGTAGGCCAATGCCTGAGTCTGTAATGGATTACAAAGGGGAGAAGAGTGAAGCCTCTAGGGACATTGGCGGCCTGATTAACAGCGCGTTAAGTGCTGTCGATACTTTCTTTGTGAACGATCTTGCTAAGACAGCCGAGAGGATGTCCTACGGTGACCGCTTGACTAGCGGAAGTGGGCAGACGTTGCAAATGCTGCCTGAAACGGTTGGCGCTGCTTCAATGGTTGCCCCGCCCGCCGCCAAGCTTGCCGGGAAGACAGCTAAGGTGGTTCGCAAGGTCGCCCCAGAAGTCGCTGAGACTGCCGCGCAGATGGCTGAGCGGTACGCTATGCAGCCGATGTACGCTGTCCCGCCTGCCAAACGTATGTCGAAGGCTGAGGCTGAGGCGGCTGGCCTATGGCATCCAATCAGCGATGTGAAGCTGCGTCGCCCGTATCAAGAGATGACTGCCACGACTATCGATAACCCTGCGGTGATCATGCCTGAGCGGAAAATCCTTACGCCAGAGGATCTGTACAAGAAGGCTGGCTTTCCGAAAATTGGAGACCGCGCAGCGACCGGCAAAATCTTGACGCACATCAACGACCAGAAGCTTGCGTGGGATGTCCCGCTGACTGGTGGCCCGGAATACTCGATGGCCAACCTGTCGCCTAAGCCCGGGAAGAGCGCCGCTTGGGAATCCGGCCAAGGCAAGGTCACAGCCCTGCAAAACCGCATTGAGGAGGCTGCTGAGAATGCTGATGATGTGGTCGGTGTCTACAGTTCGGGATCGCTCCAGCAGGTGGACTTCAACACGATGATGTCGGACGCGCTGGCCGCCCAGTTGCCCGGGACGAAGCTAACCAAGAAGGCAAAGACAGCATTCGACAAAGATGTCCGCAAGTTCTACCCAGAGTTTGTCGGCGTTGACAGTCCGAAGCTGCGCGAGCAGTTGCTGGACAAGAAAAACGGTGTCCTGCGTACCGCCTTCGTCAAGCGAATGAATAATGCGGAGTTCCAGAATATGGGCTTCCCTGACGTTCCGGCGACCCGCAAGGCAATCTCCGAGGTATCGATCATGGAAGACCCAATCGGCACGACCGGCTTCACGATGGCCAAGATGGACACTGGCCGCAGGACTGTTGACCCGAAACACCCATCTGGCTACCCAATCGCGATGGCTGGCGAGTACATCGGTGGTCTGGAGACGCGCATCCCATTCGATGTGATGTTCAACACTCAGACCAAGCAGCGCAGGCTCTTGGGCGCTCCAACGTCCGGCGATTACCGTTCATATGAGCTTGCCCAGCCGGTTCAGGTTTTTGATCAGGAGTGGCTGGACACGGTCAGCAAGTATCTTGAGCAGCAGAAGAAGTTAATCGGGAAGAAGAAGGGCGGGAAGGTTGGTGGCAAAAAGCCATTGTCGCTTACCGAGCAGGAGCAAAAGATCGTCGATTACCATCGGAACACGATTGCAGGCAAAGCGGTCGGCATGGATCAGCGCGGGCGGCCTGTGACGGTATACACCACGACCATCCCGGTTGACGAGAGAAACCCAAGGGGCGCTCATGCCAACGTCCCGGGCTATGTCGGCGGCAAAATCCGCAGCCGCGAAGAGTTGCAGCAATTGTTCAAGGATGAAATAGCGCAGGGCAGGTGGCCTGTCTATCGAACCGGCGAAGAGGCTGGAAGACGCGCCGGTCAAGTTCATTCAATCATGGACGACGAGATCGGCGCAGCCGAAGGCGCATTGCGTCAAATGAAGACCCCGAACAGAGTCTTCACTGACGAGAACTGAGTCTCCTTCACGCTGTAGCGTGAGGTTTGCCCCCAGAACGTACTGGGGGCTTTTTTTATGGGCGTTCCCGAACCTCGCGGAGCTTCTCGGCTACCGCTGGGTTCAGCGCCTGCACGACCTTGATGCACTCTTCAAGCTCTGCCTTTGCGATACGAGGGCCGACCATGCCGATCAGGTTCTCAGCGAACTCCGTCAGGTGAACTTCGTCTGCGATCAGTGGATCTGGATGATCCTCTTTGCAGTTCATGTAGGCGTTTTTCGCATCGTCCTCGGTGACGTACTTGCGAGCTTCTTCGATAAGTTTTTCAACTGGATTCATTTTGTCTAGTCCCCATCATTTTGTCTGCCATTGCCCAAGCGGAATCGTAAATCCACGACCCACCTTGTTTTAAAATTTCATTATGAAGTTTTGGATTGGCCAATAAACCTTGCAATGCCTTGCCAGCAAAGTAATCCCTCAACATCATTCCCTTTTCGCCGGTGATGGTTTTCCCATCATCCACCAAATAGGGGAAAGCTCTCATGTGTTTTTCATTCATGTTGATTCTTTAATTGCCAAAAGTTAAGGAGAGCGCAGAACATGAGCCAGCCGCGCTGGATGTCATCCTCTGCCCATAGGTGCACGATGACTAGCTCTGGGTTTGTGCGCGACGAAAACACGTTGGCACAGCGGGCCTTGGGGACACCCAGACCGACACGGTAAGCAGCAAGCTGCATCATGTGTTCGTCGTAGGGTTTGACCTTGCTCATGGACTCTTCGTCGAAGTCCTTTGTCTTGATGTCAACCACGATTCCATCCCCCACTGTGCTAAGCAGGTCGGACTTCCCACCAAATCCCATTTCATGGGCAAAAGACCTTTCGCAGATCCAATCCACTTCCCCGAAGGTGTGTTGAAGCGCCTTATCACAGGCCGCGACATGGAACGGGTAACGGGATTCCTTACGGCCTTCAAAGAAGCCTTGAATCGCCGCGTGGATGTCAGTCCCGAGGTCTGCTGCATCGCGACCCTGCGCCTTAGAGTCTTCCATGATGCGCTTAATGTAAACAGCTTCTGGCTCATTTTCTGCCCTCGGCAAGGTAAGTGCGGCCAGCAGAACCTGTTCCTGAAGCCAGTTTGTCAGGGCTGGCTTGGTCGCCATATTTAGAATGGTCGTGACGGACGGGACAAGGTCGTGCTCCCGCGCGTCTCGAAGAGTGGTGTTCCTGATCTTGCCGTTCTTGCCGACAATGGTGTAGCGCGGCTCACCGTCTCTGGTGTACCAGTGTCCTGACTCCGAAGAGTGAGAGGTTGCAATCAATGTCATATTCGCCCTTAATCTTTTTTGTGAATCCAGCCTTTTGTGTCGTAAACCTTGCGGTTCCCATCGTCGTATCGGACATGAACCTTATCGTTGATGTATGCCCAGCATCCATATACAACGCTTTGGTCTGACTTTATGACGTACATGAAGAACAGGTTGTCTCCACACCCGGTGGTTTTTGTATTGGTCAGAACAATTTCCCCGCCAGCCTCTGTCGGTGTGACAAAGTATTCGCCAGCATGGGCATTCAAGCAAAACAAAAGCATGGCGAGGATTTTTTTCATTCTGATCCCTCTTTCGGTTCTGGTTGGTATTTCTTTTTCAGCGCATCGCGAATTGATTTTCGGACAGCAGTGCCTGCATCAATAACGCCAGCCTCATAGCATTGCAGCGGAGTCATTTGCATATAATCTCGCTGCTGAACTTCCACAGATACATCCATGCTGACCATCAGCATGACATCTGCCAAAGGAATCATTACGTCTTCGTTTTCCATGTTTTTCCTCAATTGAACCAAAGATAAAACCCGTGGAGTATTCCAATCGGGAACATAATTGCTCCAGCTATCAAGAAGCCCCACAAGCCTTCTGCAAAGCAGGTAAAGATGTGTGTGAGCCAAGATGCAAAGCAGGCAAACCCTATGATGTAGCCCATTATTTCTCCTCAAGCATGGCTTCGATTGAATCGACGCTCAGGCCAGTAGTTTTGTGTATCCGAAGAATGACATCTGCCGTGACCCTCGACTTACCGCTCCGAATCCTGCTCACAGTCGGGGCGGTAACATCGAGAGCCTTGGCTAAAGATGCATCAGTCCTCAGTCCGCACTCTTTCATAAGAAAATCAAAGAGCGTATGGGGAATGATTTTTTTTGGCATGGTCAGAAGGGGATGTCATCGTCAAAGTCATCGTTACCCCCGGCCTGCGGAGCCTGCGCCTGTGGAGTCTCGCCAGTCATGCGCTGCCACTCCGGGCTTTGCTTGATCTTGTTCTGGTGGTACTGGCTGACCGAGTTGAACGTCTCCATGTCCGGCTTCTCATCTTCCATCGAGAAGAAGCCAAGCGGGTTGAACCCTTCCGGGAGACCGGCATCCTTGATCATGCGAGGCACTTGCAGCAGCCCACTGATGTTGTGGTAAACCTTGCCGTTCTTTTTGCTTGTCGATGCGGTGACGTTGATCATCGACCAGACCCCGAGGATCTTCTTGATGTCGAAGCCGCCGTTGCGCTCTGACTCGCTGAAGGTAGCCCCGCGCCAACCTTCCAGATGCTTGCTGAGGGTGGACTTCTCGTTCAGGGTCAGGTTGTAGTCCTGAGAGATGCTCATAGGCTCGCCACGGGTCGTTACCAGTGGTTTACCGTCTGGGCCATCGCCGTGGACTTCAAAGCTGACCATGATAGTGCGCTGGTGCTTTACCCCGAACTCTGTCTGCTTCGCCTGAGTGCCAAGATCCACGATGCGGTAGCACCGAGCCAGATGCATACCTACCGGGACTGGGACAAAATCGCTATCGCCTGTTGAGTTATTTTTCGCTACAAGACTCATGATGATTCACCTTATGGTTTTGGGCTGGAAGACCGCATTCATGACGGATGACTGCCCAGTCATCTTCCGTCGCGGAATAATTTATGGCGCGTCTGAGGGCTTCCTCAAGCATCTCTTGGCGCTCTAGCTGCATTTGGTTGTATTCGGCTCGTGTCATTACCCACCCAGCGTAATCAGGCCGATTGACAGCAAAAGCACAACGACAACGGAAGAAACCAGAGCAATCTTTTCTGCCCTCAGTTCTCGGACATTGGTTATGTAAGCCATCTGAATTAGATCCTGATCATAGATGTCAATCAGGTCTACACGAATGTCCCGAGGCTTCGGTGGCTGGTAATGTTTGCCGATCTCAAGCCCCACTGGTGTGCGATAGGGTACTGGGTTGCGCTCGTCCATGATTTAACTCCTCCTTATATATTACGAATATACAACATCTAACCTCAGATTACAACGCTTGTCAACAATCTTTTTTTGTGATTTAATTCGGGCTTACAAAGGAGCAAACATGACGCTTGTTGAATTTTTCGCAAATAAACCTCGTGGGGCCAAGGCTGATATGGCTGCCGCGCTTGGCATATCGAGGACTTGGATGTCCCTGATCGTCTCTGATCACAAGCAGCCATCAGTAGAGCTTGCCATAGCGATTGAGAAGTATACGAAGGGCAAGGTCAAGCGGAAGGTGTTGCGACCAGATATTTTTGCGGTATGATGTATCAACTGCGCTTGGCGGCGCACACTTGGACAAGCCTTAGACGGGGTTCTGCTAGTGTCCACTAGTCCGCCAACATCCTTACGGATGAGAGCCTCGCCTAAGGCTTTTTTTTTGGGAAAAGCAAATGGAAATTAAGGGAGAAAAGTCGGTTCACGTTGATTTCAACGGCCGAAAACAGATCCTGATCGAGCAGTGGTCTGATGAGTTGAATAAGCCAGTCACGGTTTCCTTGTCTTTGGATCAAATCCATAAAATCGCAAACCGGGCCGTATTTGAATTGGCTTGGGGGAAAAAGTGGGGTCAAAATGAAACTCACTCCTAAAAACTGGGACAAGTTCCAGCACTACAAAGACAGATCCCCTCCTTGGATCAAGCTGCATAGGGATTTGCTTGATAACAGAAGCTATTGGAAGTTGTCGCCAAAGTCCGCGAAATATCTTCCTCTTATCTGGCTTATTTCCTCCGAGAAGGATGGGGCTATCCCAGATAACGACGATTTGGCATTTCGGTTGAGAATTGGCTCTGATGAATCCAAGGCAATCGTGGATGAGCTTTATGAGCTTGGGTTCTTGGTTGAGTTTGACGCTAAGCCTGCGCAGCAGGGCGCTACAAAAGCACAGCAATTAGCTGCGCAGAATGGTTTTGGGTCACGCCACATCTCCGATAAGATCAAGCGACAAGTTTGGGAGCGAGATCACGGCGAGTGCCAGAACTGCAAATCTACCGAGAACATTGAGTATGACCACATTCTCCCAGTGTCAAAGGGAGGTAATTCTGACCCAAGCAATCTTCAACTTTTGTGCCGACCATGCAACAGAAGCAAGAGGGCTAAGACTGCGGAGCAAGATGCTACGCATGGTCTGAGCAGTCGTACTCTAGAGGGAGAGGGAGAGGGAGAGACAGAGCAGAGGGAGAAAAGACCTCGCGCTACGCGCCTCCCCGCTGACTGGACTCCGTCCGAAGAGCAAATCAAGTTTTGTCGGGACAATCGGCCAGACCTGAATCCCATGTGGGTTGCCGACAACTTCCGAAGCTACTGGGTCTCAAAACCCAAGGACGCGACGAAGCTGGATTGGAATCTCACTTGGCAGACTTGGGTTCGGAAGGAGTCCGCACCGAAGGGCATCCCAACGCGTCCGGTGGCATCGGCCTCTCCTGACTGGCTGACAAACCACGCAGCCTCAAAAGGCGGCCAATGAAGGGCCATGATGCACTGATCGCCTTGCGTAAGCAGGGGTTCAAGCCTGCCGGGGTCTGGATCTGCCACGCGCACGATCCGAGTCGCAGTTGGGCAGGCTGGAATCGGTATGCGGGCCACGAGCGGTATCCTGAAGTCGAGATCCTGCCGACCGAGGTTCCTGAGCTTTTGGATCTCCGGTTTGCGATCGGTCTGGTGGCTCATGTTTCTGGAATGAAAGAGTACGCGAAGGCAAAGCGGCTGCACAAGGCGCTAGTGGAAGCGAAGGCAAAACGAGTGATCACCGTATGCGGTGGTCTGATAATCGACAGCGAATCTGGGGAGTGGGACGGATATGTTCCTGAATGACGACAACATCGATTTCTCGCAGTACATGGAGGAAACCGATCATAAGCAAAAGATCAAGCCAGCCGGACTTTGGGTGGCTGAGTTGGAAGAGGAGTTGGTCAACCCTCCGGTAGACCGTAGCGTCCCGATGCCGTGGCTGGAGACGCAATCAACATTCGCATTCCGCCCGGGTGAGGTGACGGTCTGGGCAGGCGCGAACGGCGGGGGCAAGTCCCTGATGACCGGCCAAGTGGCTCTGGGTCTGGTCAAGCAAGATCAGCGGGTTTTGATCGCCAGCTTTGAAATGAAGCCCAAGGTATCGATCAAACGGATGTTGCGCCAGTTCGCTGGTAAATCTTTAGATTCCACCGTGTACAGGCTTACGCCGGACGAGCAGAAGCGTGATGCTTATGGCCGTTTCAAAATATTTGCTGGAGATAAACTTTGGTTTTATGATCAGCAGGGTACGGTCAATGCGAAGCAGATGGCTGCTGTGTGCCGATACGCTGCCGTTGAGATGAACATGAATCACATCTTCATCGACAGCTTGATGAAGTGTGTATCAGGAGAGGATGACTACAATGGTCAAAAAGCGTTCATCGATGAACTTACTGCTATTGCCCGTGATCATGATGTTCACATCCATCTTGTGCATCATATTCGCAAACTACAAAGTGATGAAGCTCGTCCTTCAAAGTTTGACCTCCGTGGTTCGTCGTCTATCACTGACCAAGTAGACAATGTGCTGATCTTATGGCGCAACAAAGCAAAAGAACACGCGATACAGCAGAACAAAGAGATCGATATGTCTTTGCCTGACGCTATGCTTCTGTGTGAGAAACAGCGGAACGGTGACGCTGAAGAGTGGTACTCGTTCTGGTATCACGCAGACAGCCAGCAATTTTTAGACAAGATCGGATCAATGCCGATGGACTTCGATGCAACAGGAGATTTCTAATGAGGGGCAGGGTGACGATGAGCTTAGGCATCGCTGCCTTGTCCGGCAAGTTATTCGGTGGCGCGTTACTGACCGCGACCTTGCTCATCGGTTCCTCAAGGGCTGGACTGGTGAGAATGGCAAATGGGTTCCCGGCTGGAATGAGCGCCATCCGAAATCGATACTTGAGCGCGATGTGCGTGATCAGTGGAAAAAAGGTAATCGCGGGGAGAATGGCGAATGGCTCTGATCATTGAACTCCCGTTCCCGCCAAGCGTGAACACCTACTGGCGAGTATTCCAGAACAGGATGATCATCAGCAAGGCTGGCCGTGAATACCGCAAGGCTGTGCAGGATTGCGTCATGTTGCAGAAGGCCAATAAACACATCGGTGGGAGTGTCTCCGTAGTGATCGAGGCGTTCAGGCCAGACAACCGGGTGCGCGATCTCGATAACTTACTCAAGGCTTCGTTGGACGGGCTGACTCACTCTGGCGTGTTCCTTGATGATTCCCAGATACAGGATCTGAGGATCTACTGGGCAAAAGAAAAGGGCGGCAAATTGTTGATCAACGTGGAGAGGCTATGAAAGAGCAAGACATCGCAATTTATTCTGCATGGCAACGGGGTAGATCAATCGGTGATCTGGCCAAAGCCTATAAGCTAGATAAATCGCAAATAAAAAAGGTGATTAATCGTGTCAGTAAAGAACCAAGGGTCGTTAGTGCCGAGGTGGTGTACCAACTGCCAGCAGAGGAAGCCGGTAGCGGGCGGTGAGTATCTGAAGTTTGCAAATGGTCTGAGACAGCGTTGGGTGTGCGAGCAATGCTTAACAAGGAGAAAGCAAAATGGACGATTTTGACATTATGGTCAGGGTGGTAATCGCAGTGCTTACGGTGATGTTTTGCTTCGCCGTATTGGGTGTCGCCGCAGTGTTTTTTAGATTTCTGGGGTGAGCCATGAATGACGAAGACTTTGATGGCGTTGACCCAAAGACGAGAGAGATCGATCCGAACCGCGCGATTGACTACATTATCAGGAACGGCAAAAAGTTCGCGCAGGCCAAGGCAAACCGTATCTATGCCGAGGAGTACCGCAAGTCCCTGAAGGCGATCATCATGAAGCGGTCGATGGAAACCGCAGTCAATGCCCAAGAGCGCGAAGCCTACAGCGACCCTGAGTACATCCAGTTGCTGGAGGGGCTGAAGGAGGCTGTGTTCATCGAAGAGAAGTATCGTTGGGATCTAATCGCTGCTCAGGCTCGCGTCGAGGTATGGCGCTCGCAGGAGGCCAGCAACCGGGTGGAAGGCAAGGTGACTTTATGACGAGGATTGATGGGTGGCCTATGTGCGCGGTCTGCGGTAAGCCCGTAGACAAAGTCGAGGCCCATGACAGTTTCGAGCGGTATGGGAAGCTGTTCCGGGTGTTTTGCCACGGTGATATTGAGCAGCACTGGCTGACAGACGTTCAGGCGGTCGTGGCTGATCAGGTGACCTTTGGCATGGCCTTCTACCGGCTGGCCCTCCCGGATGAGTCGTCGCCCCCTAAACTAACCCATATTCCTGTGGAGCAAATTCATGATCAGTGATTTAACCAAAGTCCAAGCTTTTTATTTGAAGTTAGCTGGCAATAACAAAGTGCCAAGCCGTACCTTGTTTGATGCTTTTGTTTCGTTTTATGGCCATATGAATAAGAGCAAGCTGGATTTGTATTGGAAGGTGACGGAGCTTCGTTGTCAGGGGAAGTCTCTACGGGTAGTCGGGGATTTGGTTGGATTGAGCGCCGAAAGAGTTCGGCAGATTGAAAAAAAATTAATGTGGGCATTGAAGGCATATGAACAACAAACTCAACGCAGCGGAGCGTAAGCATCTGGCGCGGGTCAAGAGCCTGCCCTGCTCGGTCTGCAATGCCCCGCCGCCCAGTAGCGCCCACCACATCAACCAAGGCCAGCAGTACACCACTGTGGCGCTCTGCTACGACTGTCACCAAGGCTCGATGATGGGCTGGCATGGGAACAAGCGGGCATGGGCTATCCGCAAGATGGACGAGCTTGATGCTTTAAATGTAACGATCCAGCGCCTGCTGGACGATGGCCTGCCGTTGGAAAGAAATTCCCTCCCTTTTTAAAAAAAGTTGTTGACAGGTAGTTTAAGCTCCAGTTACATTACGCATACGGTCACTTGAGATCGGACAGCGAATAAGGAGCGACACCATGAAAAACGACCTGAACAACATCGATACCCTCGGCGCACTGCTGGCACAAATTGCTGATCTGGAGAAGCAGGCTGAAGCAATCAAAAACGACCTAAAGGATGTAGCTACTGCTCCCGGCGGCTCAAGCGTTTTCGAGGGCGATCTGTTCAAGGCTACGGTCATCGAGTCAAACCGCAGCACAATCGACTGGAAGAAGCTATCTGCTGAGCTTGGCATCGGCGCTGACGTACTCGCTAAGTACACTAAGACCGCAGCAGTGTTTTCAGTCAAAGTCACTTCACGTTAATCAGGGAGCGAGTCATGGAAATAACTAAAGAAGAAATGCTTTCTCGTATGCGTGATTCAATGGAATTGGCTGATGCTATTTTGTGTCTTTTGGACGGCGGCTCACTTCCTGAGATTACATTTGCTCTAGCTCATGCTGTTGCTGTTGTTTCATCTGATTCAAATTTAGAGCTTAAAAAAATGTTTGATTTGATGGTTGAATTGCAAAAAGCATACGAATCCCAAACCCAAAGCGAAGTTCATTAAACATGGAGCGAATCATGGAAAACTTTCAGGCTATCTACGACGAAGCAAAGGCCGCCGGTATCAAGGCGGAAAAAGATTACATTGCCCAGTACGGTGAACCATATTACTGCGGCTTTGCATGGGTTGAGTTGCAGAATGGCCGCAGCAAGTTTGTCAACTGGCTGAAGAAACAAGGCATCGGCAGCAAGCACTGGAAGAAGGGCTGGTATATCTGGCGGCCTACTGACTGCATGACGCAGTCTATGGATGTGCTTGAAGCTGGCGCATATGCATTCACTCAGGTGCTGCGTAAGTATGGCATCGATGCGGTATCTGCGTCTCGTGCCGACTGATGGTTAAGTACGGCATCCTTGATGATGACGGTAAGGTGATTAGGTGGGTGTTGAATAAGCCCTCTGATCACTATCAGTTTGTCACCGTGGTTGTGCCTCGGAGGCGAAAGCCCAAGATTGATTTTAGTAAATTTGAAGAAGCTCCATTTTGAGAGGTAATTATGAACGAGCAGATGGTTGAGCAGGCAAACGAAATCGACATCTTTAACAGCGGGTGTGATCTTGTGTTGAGTCACATTGAGAAATTCATCCTTAATCTTGAAGAAGCCGGTGACCCGGTCGATGCGAAATATGAAAAGCTTGTCAAGATGGTTGTTGGTATGAGGGCGGTCGTTGAAAAGCGAAGAGCAGTAAAACAGGAGGAACCCACTATCGCGGTTCCTGATCAACAAATCATCATTCCACATTAAGGAGGGAATATGTCAGAAGCCCAACAACGCGAGCTTTCCTACGGCGAGAAAGCTGTCGGCTTGAATTTCAATCCGGGTCAGAGCCATGAGGTTCACAAGTGCAAAAAGGAATTTGCAGATGTGATCGACCGCATGAATTACCTGCGTTTGCAGTCGCAGGATGCCGAAGTGCAGCGCATGGCAAGCATCGCCATCACTGAGGCTCAGAGCGCCCAGATGTGGGCGGTCAAGGCAATAACTTGGGGGCGCTGATGAACAATGACAATTCCCGCCAAGCTGCCCGCATGGAAGGCGAGCCGTTCGATGCCTACAAGCTGCGCCGCAAAATGAATAACCTTCTCACGAAGGCTGAGTTGCGCCCCAAGATGTTCTGGAATTCCAGCGCAAATGGGGCGTATGTGAAAGCAAACCAACCAAAACCAAAGGGGTAATCATGGCTGCACGACCATTTACAGACACAATCAACGCGCTGCGGTTCGGCACTCTAGCTGACGATCTGACGGACGAACTGAACAAGCTGGTGTCCAAGTGTGACGAGACCGGCAAGCAGGGCGAACTGATCCTAAAGCTCAAGCTGAAGCCCGGCAAGGGTGGGCAGATGGAGATTATTGACGAGATCACTGTCAAGGCTCCGAAGGAAGAAAAGGGTACGTCCATCTTCTTCGCGACCCCAGAGGGCAACCTGACCCGCGAAGACCCGCGCCAAATGAATATCGAGGGCTTGCGTAGCCTCGACATGGAAACCGGTGAACTGAAGCGGGTGTCCCAATGATCGGCGATGTGAGAGCGGCCCTTGATGCCGGGTCGATTCTTGCCGAAGTTCGGGAGATCGATGGTTCGAAGTTCGTTGTCGTGCCGGAGGAGTCCAAGGTCATCGACCTGAATGAGTACCTGCTGGAGCCGCCGCGCAAGAGGGGCATGGTCTCGCTCATGGATGCCGAGAGCTTCATTGGCTACGTCAACGAAGAAAAGACGGATTCGACCCGGATCTACGGCAACCTTGCCAAGCGTATGTTCGTGGCGGTCTTCAATGATCATGGCTCTGAGGCTGGCTGGAAAGACTACAAGGCCATGTACGCCTGCCCGCTGTCGCCTGAGTGGGAAACGTGGAGCCGCAGCAATGGCACGAAGATGACGCAGGAACAGTTCGCCCAGTTCATCGAGGACAACCTGCCGGACATTGCCACCCCGCCCGCAGCCGAGATGCTGGAGATCAGTCGGACGCTGGAGGCCAAGAAGAAGGTCAACTTCGCCAGCGGCATTCGCCTGTCCAATGGCCAGAATGAACTGACCTACGAGGAAGAGATCAAGGGAACCGCAGGCAAGGGCAAGCTGACCGTCCCGGAGGAGTTCACCATCGGCATCCCGGTGCTGGAGGGTGGGGAGCGGTATGCGGTCAAGTGCCGCCTGCGCTACCGGATCTCGGATGGCGGCGGCCTTCTGATGTGGTATGACCTGCTCCGCCCGCACAAGATCGTGGAGGACGCTGTTATGGCGGTCTGGACGCAAATTGTGGAAAATACCAGCGTAACTGTGTATCACGGAAGCCCGTGAGCAACGAACGCCCAGCCAGAGGTGGCGTGTAACACTGGCAGCGGGGGAGTTGTCCAAAGGCAGCCGCCCCCGTACCCCCCCCTCCCCCTCCCCTAAAAATAAATTAAAAATATTTGCAAAAAGGGGTTGACGACCCTTAATCGTTTAACTTAAGATTACATCACTGCACTTCGCAGGACATTGAATAAGGAGCGAATTATGTTGCACTTCCAAGTAAACGCAGAGAAAGAAGTCGTCGCAGTAGCCACCGAGTACCCACAGGGTAACAAGCAGTGGGTATCGAACAGCGAAGACGGTTCTGGCTGGATGACGCGCCACGACATTAAGTCGGTCGAACACGCAGCAGAGATCGCTGAGTCCGCTCAGAAGGCCACCGGCAAGACCTACCTGCCAATCGACTCTGGTAGCGGCGTATGGCCACGCTTCGACGTTATCGAGGCTCCTGCGGTCGGCGAGGCGGTGTCGTATGGCTTCAATGGTGACTACTACCCATGTGGCCAGATCAAGTCAATCAGCGCCAGCTTCCGCCTGATTACCACGACTGAAGGCCAGAAGTTTTACCGTCGTCGCCAGTCGGCTAATTGGGTGTACGGCGGCGTATGGTCACTGGTTGACGGTCACCGTAGCGAACTGAACCCAAGCTTCTAATCAACCAGCCCCGCTACGGCGGGGCATTACTGGAGAGCAACATGAACGACATTCTGAAACTGGGCAACAAGATGATCGCCATCGACATCGAGAAGAAACCTGAGATCGACTGGGAATACGAGCGCCGCGAGGAAGCCCGTCTAGACGCTATGTTCGATGCACGTTATGAGCGGGAGGATGACGATGCTTGAATACTGCGACTACATCATGACGCTGATCCGCGACAACCTTCTTGCTAATGATGTTGATGAGCATCAGTTGCTTAAAAGCGTTACGCGCATGAAATACGATCTGCATGAGGATGGGTCTCTGGCCACCACAAAGAAGATCATGCACGTTACTGATAAGTATATGAAACGCTACCGCATTACTGTGGAGGTGGAGTGATGAATACATTTTTTAGGGTGCTGCTTGCCATCCACTTGATCATGGTGGTGGTTTGCACAATGGTGATGCTGTATTTCATTTCTGAGCATCAGCCGAAAGTAAATCGTCTTTGCTCTGTGGCGGAGATCAGCCCAGACTTTACGCCAGAGGAGCGGGAGCGTTGCAGACTGATCAGGGGGCGCAAGCTATGACTAACCAAGGATTGCTGTTCGGCCATGAGATGGCTGATAGGGCTGGCGAACGCGCCGGTCGTGACTGGTTATCTATTGCGCTCGATGCCGTAAAGAGGTTTGCGATTGAGAATGACTCATTCACGACAGAGCAGGTGAGGCTTGCAAACCCTGATTTGCCAGACCCGCCAGACAAGAGGGCTTGGGGCGCTGTCGTTCGAATCGCAAAGAAGGAGGGCTTTATTGAAGCCTCTGGCTGGGTAAGGGCTGAGAGCCTCACTGTTCACGGCATGGTGGTTACGAAGTGGTCATCGAAGATACGGGGGCGGCGTGACTGACGACATTGGCGACCGATTTGCACACAGGTTAGCGGTAATGCTGGAGTGCGCCCTGCTTGACCCGACCGGAACATATAACGATGCCTGCGCCCTGCTTGATGAGTACCGGCAAGCATTATTTGATCGCGATCAGGCGCTTGGAATTCCTTACGTCAGCGGCTTTGGAAAGGATTGATATGACTGACAAACAATCTAAAGCCCTGCGGCTGGCTGATGCATTAGAACAAAAAGAATACCCACCCCGTAGCGCCGCTGCCAACGAACTACGCCGTTTGCATGATGTGAATGCTGAGTTGGTGGAGGCGTTGAAACGACTTTCGCTTTATGTCGCGTACAACGGCGATGATTGGGTGCAACGTGAAGCCAAAGCCGCATTAGCCAAAGCTACAGGAGAACAACAATGACACCAAAAGAAATTAACGACTTAAAAAAATTGCACAACAAATATATGGAAGAAGGCCAAAAGCTTTACGCCAAAGTGACGGAACTGCACGAAAAATGCATGGCATTGCAAAAGCAGTTGATTGAAGCCGAAGGCGACGACTATGACCCGATCCCGCTGATTTTTGGCGATGGGTTTTGGATTGACCCTGATTTGTGAGGGAGCCATGACAATCACACTAACCCGCGAGGAAGCGCAGAAACTGCTTGATGGATTCGACCGTGTTGGTTGGGCAAGGACAGAACATTCTGACATTCTCCGCGCCCGACTTAGCGCACCTGAACCGAAGCCGGTGGCGTGGATGCACAGCCTGACTGGAGGAGGTTGGCAAGTTGTGCCGGAAAAGAAATACCCGACAGATCAACCACTCTACCCCGCGCCACCAAAGCGCGAGTTTATAGGGCTGACGGATAAGGAAAGAGAAGAGGCTACTGGATGGTCTGTAGAGCATATCGAATCTTTTTTAAGGGGTAAAAATATATGACTGACATGGTAAACAGCCCATCGCATTACACCGCTGGCGGCATCGAGACAATCGACTACATCGAGTCTAAGCAATTGGACTTTCACTTAGGTAATGCAGTGAAGTACATCAGCAGGGCAAAGATGAAGGGCACATACAAGCAAGACCTTCAGAAGGCTATCTGGTACATCAACCGAGCAATAGCAAAATATGATGAGGAACAGAATGGCTAAGTTACCGTACACCATCACGATCTGCCCAGACGAGCCGAACCCTAAGCAGTTCACGGCCATGACCCCGCAGCTAGTCAACGCCATGCGGTTTGGGTACGACATGACTATCAACCAGAACCAGTTCGTCTGGCCTGCTGGCGGGCGGGGCGCGACGCGGGTTAATAATCATGAGGAAAAGTCGCAAGACAATTAAATACTAAGTTACAATAACAGCCGGTCATTGCAGGCGAGATCAGCACGAAGCTACCCGGGTGGATGGCTGTAGATGCGATGACCAACACGCATGAGGATTGGCAAAGATGACGTACCCGTGGAATAAACCGGCAAATACCGGGTTAATGTCAAGCCGGGCTAACAGTCCTCAGCCGTGTTGGGTGTCAAGCCAGCATTCGAGGATGTCAACGCAGACCGTTTTCTGGCTTTCCGGTTTGCCTTAGTTGAAGACCAAATCGAACCCAGCACCAAGACGCATGAGGATTTATCAATCGGCTTAAGGAGTCGCCGAGGTCGCGTAAGCGACGTATAGCTCCATAAGTCCTCAGTCGTGTTGGTGAATGCGTAGGCTGATACGCCACTGTCTCGTGAAGGCCCGCCAATTGGCATATAGCCCCGCATCGAGGCAAGAAATAAGCCGGAGATCAGCACCGGCCACCAACAACTTACGCGGGTGTAACTCAGTTGGTAGAGTGGCAGCCTTCCAAGCTGTTCGTCGCCGGTTCGAGTCCGGCTACCCGCTCCAAATTTATCAGGAGGCTGTATGAGCGATTCAGATCCGTGGAAGCACCGAACCGAAGGGATGCGCTGCCGCACCTGCATTTCTTACGTTCAGAAGCAATCGAGCAACCCAGATGCGCCGGAGATTGGGCGCTGCCGCAAACACGCGCCGACGATGTCTGGCTTCCCCGTGGTATACCCGATGGACTGGTGTGGCGACCACCGCGTTGACGAGAACAAGCTATGAAGTTCCGCAAGAAGCCCGTGGTCATCGAAGCCACGCAATGGTTCAAGCATGGTGATCATGCTGAAGTCGTGCCATTCCCGAGCAAGCATGAACTGGCTGGCAAGGGTTGGGTCAGAACACTGGAAGGCGACATGACGGTAACGCCGGGAGACTGGATTATTACTGGCGTGAAGGGCGAGCATTACCCATGCAAGCCCGACATTTTTGAAGCAACTTACGAAAAAGTAACGGAGGAATAATATGAGCGGCAAATTGAAAGCAGACTACCAGACGGGCGAAACGCAGGTCATCCTGCCAGCCGATTTCCTTAGCCAGCCACGCCATATCCAGCAGGCATTCTTGAAGGGCTGGATCCAGAACCTGATCGACCAGTTGAACGCTGCTGTTGAGCATGAGACCGCAATTCTTGAGAAAGTTGCAGTCGAGCAAGATGAGGCGCAAGAGCAGACTCAAGAAGTTGCAGCCGAGCAAGATGATACGCCACTACCACCAACCGATAAGCCCAAGCGCGGGAAGAAGGCCAGCAAGGAATGATCATCCAAGAGACAGCCGTGGACAAGGGTACTGGGATCGTCTATCACGCAAGGATTGGTGAGGGACGATTCGAGATCGTGACCGGGCTGAACTTCAAGGAGGGGATGCTGAACCCGGTGAAGATCAAGGATGGCCGGACTATCGCCAAGATGCGCCGGGATGAGCTACATCAGAAGCTGGACGACTGGCTGGACATCGAACTGGGCATTGATGACGGGAAGTGATAACGAGGGGGCTGATTGCGGCATCCCCTCGTTACGTTTATAGTTCGTCAATCAAATCAACCGGAGACTGAGATGTCCGAGCCATCCGATAAAGTTACGCTAGCGAAAGACAAGCCCGCAAAGAAGACCGGGCGACCCTCCAAATACACCCCAGAACTAGCCGCAGAGATATGCGAGCGCCTATCCAACGGGGAGCCATTACGCCAGATATGCCGTGATGACCATATGCCAGCGTGGCAAAAAATCTACGAGTGGATGGCTCGCGACAAAGAGCTTTCGGGATCGATCGCGCTCGCGCGTGACGTTGGCGCTGATGCCATCGCTGAGGAGGCGCTGGAGATCATCGACTCTGAGCCTGAGAAGATCCTGACCAAGAACGGCTACGCCATCGATTCGGGCTATGTGACATGGCAGCGCAACCGCGCCGACCTGCGCTTGAAGCTGCTGGCCAAATGGAATCCCAAGAAGTACGGCGACAAGACCATCCTATCCGGCGATAAGGACAACCCGCTGACCGTGACCCCGGAGTCCTCGTTCTTTGCTGACTTGCTGACCAAGATGGAGCAGTCGCGGAGGGAGAAGTGACAGCCCCCTTGTCCCCGAGGGAGTTCGTTGAATGGTTCCGTAGCCAGCACACTATTGATGGCCGAAGGATAAGGTTCTTGGCCGCGCCGGACATTGGGGTGGTTAACCTTGAGGATATGTCGGACGAGGAGGCGAG